CTTTTCCGACTCCCGTGAAGTTCTCTTAATTGTACTCATTTATTTATCCTCCTTCACGTATCTAGCGTATTCCTCTAGTGGCACATTTAATCGTTTAGCTATTGCTACCTGTGATTTTGTGAGTTTCACAGTTCTGCGTCCTTGTTGGCTACGACCAGCCGAAGCTACCGTTTGGACGGGTTTGGTAGTTTCTTTTTTTGGCTCGTCTTTAGCAGCATCAAAACTATCAGGAAAATATTTCCTTAGTCTTGAATTAACTTCATTATAATACTCATCACTATCTACTTCAATACCCTCTTGAGAAATATTGTTATGAATAGTAATAGCAGCATTAGTCATGACTTCATCAGTTCCAAACCATGAGTTCTCCTCGGCCCACTTCTTAGCTTTGGGAGTAATTTGTGGCATAGATTCTGATTTTCCGCTGTTTGAGGTATCAGCCTGTACGTTTTTTTGTTGTTTGTTTTCTTCCGCAAGTTTCTTTTTTTCTTCTCGATTAGCTATCTCTAATCTAGCTTTTTCTTTCTCTACAGCTAATTGAGTTAACTTATCATTCGCCTCCATCATTTTAGAAGCATCCTGTTTTTCGATAGCTTGTTGAAGAGCTACTTTGACCTGTTCTCTTTGAGCATCTACTCTAGCATCTAGTTCCTTAAGATACTGTTCATCAGTAGTGTTTAACTTTCTAAGATTAGTGTCAAATTTCTTTTGCAAACCTTGTGCAAAATCAAGAGCTGCTTTTTCTCTTCTTTCAGCTTCTTTCTTTTGAAAGACAAGTTTATCAATACGTTTCTGATAATCTCTTCTTGAGTCTTGTAGGTTTGGTTTTTCTTTTTCTGATTTAGGTTCAACTTTCTTTTCTTCGATAACCTCTTCTTTAACCTCTTCAGCTATCTCTATTTTAGGTTGTTCCTTTTTTTCATCAGAAGGTTTTTCATGACCTGTATATCCTAGGTCAACTTCTCCAACATTTAAGTTGGGTTCTTTTTCTTTTTTTTCGACCTCTTTTACTTCAACATTTTCTTCTTTAACGTCATCAGTATCGAGTTCGACTTCTTTTTCTTTGGCTAATAATGCTTCTGCACTATAGTCTTTTACTTCTGCCATGTTTATCCTCCTTTAAAACAAATGGAGAATATCTTCTGGCTTTCCTATAGTTCCTATTATTTCGTCATCATTGAGAATACGGTGTTCTCCGTATTTAGTTTGAAATCTTGATCCAGAGTATCTGCCGTAAATAACAAACTCTCCTTCTCTACACCATGCACCATTCGGAAATTTATCTTTATCTTGATAACAAAGGTCTCCTAATTTAACAACTAACCCAACGACAGTAGTCATTTGAATCTTATCTTGAGTTTCATCTGTTATTAATAAGCCACCTTTTGTTTTTGCTTTACCAGACCAAGGTCTAACAAGCATTCGGTATCCGACTGGATTAGGTATGATTTCAAGATATTCTTTGATGCCTTTTGGATCTGTTGGGATTTGTGATTTAACCTCTTCTTCTTTTTTTTGGTCTTTTCCAAAATTTGTAAGTTTAGGTTTTATCAATTGTACCATCGTCATTCTCCTTATGCAGGTTTTTAATATCCTGAAGCAGCGTTTCTAATCCGCTGAGTCTGCCCCTAGCATACATTAATTGAGATTCAGTTTCAACCCCATAGCATATATGCTGTTTAACACTATCTATTTGTTTCAATATTGTGGTTTTGATTGCTTCTATTGTCCGAAAATCAAACATTTAATTTCTTTTTAATGATATTTTGTTTTTTCCTTGTTTAAGTAAACCAAATTCGTATTGGTTCACTATTATATTTAATATTGATTGCATATCATATTTTGGATAATCATCAAAAATAAAAACAGTTCCTGAGTGAGATCTCTCTGCAAAAAAAATTGATTCTTTAACTACATCAGTAGTTTTATGTGGACCATCAAAATGAACTAAATCGTATTTATTTCTTAATTCTTTTCGATCTCTGTAAATAGGGACTCCGTCAGCAAACCTTTGCATAAATTCATCATCTTCCATTTGGAATAATGAAAAATTTTTATAATCTAAATCTTTAATTAATTGATGCTTCATATCATTAGTGTAATCAGCGGTCGTAGATTTTTTATTATCATAATGTTGATAATTTAAATTACCATACGGATCGATTCCAATGTGCCAGTGTTTTTTAAAAATTAATTCATCTAAAATTAATTTTGATCCTAACCCTCGTCTAACACCGATTTCAGCTGTAAAAAAATCATCACCTCTTAAAGATTGGCACGCTTCTCTAATTATTTCATACTCTTTACTGTCACCTTCAATCATAATTTAAAAGGTTGTAGTGCTTTTATTTTTTCCTCCGCATCTACTATCTGTTGTAGTAGTTTATCCATTTCTTCTAAATGTTGGGGATGCTCTCCAATTCCGACTGAATTAGTCAGGTATATTTTTATTGTAGCGTCTGCACTGGAAATCTGAGCATTGTATTTATCCTCTAATGCTTGAATTAAGGCTAATTTAAGATCCATAACGAATCTATATATGGAAAAAAATAAATTGCAATAACTAAATATAGGGTGGATATATGTCTTTTATCTTACCTTGAGCCTTAAGTTTTTTCAAATCGCCCAAATTCATCTTAGAATAATCTATTCTTTTTTGAATTTTTTCCTGCTCTTTTGTGAATATAAATTTGTTTATTAATTTTTTAATAAATTTCCACATTATTTTTTACCATTTCTGAATATTTGAGTGCCCTTAATACCGTAGATGCTCGCCACGACAAGGATCCAAAGGTTTGTAAACCATGACGGGAGCTGCGAAAACATCTCAAAAAATAGTTTCACCTTGTCCATTGCAGTTGGATCGTCCGATACAACCGCCCAGGCTAAAATAGCTACGGGCGTTGAAAGAATTATTAAAACGGCCTCGTCTTTCCAATCTGATTGTCTCGCCTCTAAAAGTTTACCTTGGTAAGCTTCTTCTCCTCGAGCCATACGGTCTGCATGCAGAAGTTGTGCCTCTGACCTGGCCATTTTAGTTTTTTGTCTATTTGCGTAAATTTTACTTCCAGCATTTAATGCTAATTTTATAGCTGATAACCACATTATCTTTTTCCTCCTTTTTTCAGTTTTATTGGAGGCACTTGTGAATTAGGACCTCTTTTTGGTGGTGGACCATAACTAACTCCACCTGATAAGCCACCAACTTTATAAGCTCTAAATTTAAAAAAATTATCTGTTTCATTTACTAAACTTGTATCTACAGGTTTAGTTGCTTCAATGGGTGTTACGGCTTTTTGAAATCGTTGTCCTCCATTACCATCTTTAGTTGTTTTATTTTTTGTTTTCGATTTAGTTAATCCTGGTACACCAAAAGCTAAAGGGGAATAATCTATTGCTCTTTTAGTTAATCCAGTTGGAACACCAAAAGCTAAAGCTGAACCGTAAGTTATTGTTTTTCCAAGTGCTGTTGTTGATGGACTAATTTTTCCTCTCGCTATTTTTTGTTGTTTTTGTAGTGTCTCTCTTTGTTGTGGAGATAAATTTGTTTTAGTTGTATACTGTTTTGATGGGTCTCTTCCGTTGCCGCCTGATTTACTGCCACCACCAAAATCCGCTTGAGACGCATCTTTTCCACCTCTAGCTTTTATTACTTTTTTTAATTTACCAGAATTTTCCATGGCATAAAAAATAGAGTCACCTTTTTTATCACCATATTGTTCTCTAAATTTCTTCTTAAGTTTTTTTCCTTTAGCTGTAAGAGGCATTATCCAAACATCTTTCTAATTTTATTTTTTCCTGCTTTTGCTATTTTTACTACTTCATTTTTTTTCATAACCTTAGCACGTTGTTCCATCACAGTTAAAATTTGTATTTTTCTTGCAAATGGCTTATTTACATTAACAACTTTTTTAACTGTAGCTCTAGCATCACTTGGTGTAGCAAATTTTATTTTTACAGTATCTCTTGGATTTTCGTCTGTGTATAATCTTCTACCTGAACCTTTTGGTTTTTTACCTGTTCCTTTAACTGGGTCTGCCATTATTTAGCCTTCTTTCTTGCTATCTCTAATTTTTCATCAGCTATTCTAATTCTTTCAGCTGCTTGATCCTCATTATTTTCTAATTTCATTTTTTCTATATCTAATTTTTCATCTATTTCATTTTCTCTTATCTCATTAGACATCATATCTTGATCTGCTTTTCTTTGTAGATCTAACGCTTTGATATCTAATTCTCTTTGTTTTAACACTACAAGTGGATCTTGTTTTTGACCCATAGATTCGCTCTGTGCAAGTTCCATAGTTAAAGTAGCTATCCTTTGAGCTACCATTGCATTGATTTGAATTTGTGCTCCTTGTGGATCAGCTGCTAACATAGCAGTCATATTTGGATCATTTGCTATTGTTGCCCCAACTTCTCCTTGAGCCTTAAGAGAAACGTGCTCTGATATGTGTGCCTGTAAAGCTGTGTAAACTTGTGGATTTATTTGAACCATCCTTGTAGACATAAACGCTCTATGTGCATTTATATGTGCATCATGATCCTGTTCTGGAAAAGCTTTTAACGGTTTCATAATTAAAACATCCATATTTTCTGTTGCAGGATCCTTTGGCACTGGTCTTTCCATAGGTTTTAATATTTGATCTATATCTTGAGTGCCTAATGCCTCATAAACTCTTCGATATGCCTCTCTTAAGTTGTGCATTAAGGGATTTGACATAGCAATTTTTAAATTTTCGTTAGCTAATGTAACTCTTTGTGTCATACTCATGATATTTGGATCTGCAACTGGTATTACATCAACTCTATCATCAAAATCTGTCTGTTTTACTGCTTGATCAGCACCATAAACTGAATATGGGTAGATTGGAGGTAGATATGTTGCAAAAACTTTTGATAAAAGTCTAAATTCTCTTCTCATTGAGTAGTAACATCTCTTGTGTATAGCACTCATGACTCTCGAACCTCGTTCCATTAACGAAACAGTCGTGCCAACAGCTCTATTTTGCATGTCATTACCAACATCCATGTTAGTTATTGCTGCAAATTTCTGTCCTGCATCGACAACAAAGCCCATTAATTGATATAATGTGGCTGATGGCTCTTTGAATGGTAAAATTTGAAACTGATCTTTGATATTTCCTCCCGGAGCATCCACATCTCTAAACTCTCCCGGTTGAAAAGGCTGGTCATCATCACGAATACGTATACCTCTAGACTTAAATCCAGCTGGTAAATTAGATAACGTCCCTGCATCTAATAATTGCCTTAACGATTGAGTAGCAGATCTACTTAATCCACCTATCATATGAGTTAAACCAAACCCATAAAACCCTAATCCTGGTAAAAATTTAAAATGCACAAAGTATTCTTTTCTTTTTTTGACATCATCATCAGGGTCATAGTTTCGATATATGGATAATACTTCACCTGAGCCTTCATCAATTGTGATAATGTAAGGAATTTTTACTTGTTTCTCTGGATTTTGCATTTCAAACTCTTCTAAATTACAATCGACATGCATTTCTAAAATAGAATATGAATACTGTTTGTCAGCTGAAGGTGTAATTCCTTCTAACTCTTGATATTTTTTTTCAATATCTGTTGGACCCTTAGAACTTGGTTTTAATTCTACGTCTCTGTAAAATCCTGCTTCTTGTTTTTTTAATATTTCATTCTCACCCATTTTAATAACGTGGGTAATTCTTTCACATTCCATTAAATCTGTAGCATAATATGGAACAACTAAATCCTCTGCAGGAATAAACTTTGATACAGCTCTTTGCATTACTTCATCATAATAAACTTTTTTAAATGCGGAGCCTGCTAAAGCTAAGTAAAATAATAATTGATCAAACTCTGGAGTATACTCCTCCATCTTTTCAGTGATCATGTAGTTCATGAAATCTTGGACTCTTTGTGCTTGATTTATTTTAGCATCATCTTCCATACCAAGCACTCTAGTTCTAACAGGGCCTTGTGATGGTAAAAGTTCTTTATATGCCTGAGCTTGAAATTGTGTAACTGCTTCAGACAACAATGGATGTGTTACACTCGCAGACCCTCTAAAAGGTCTTGTCATCTCTCTTTGATTTAAACCTAGTAAGTCTAAGTTGTTTGTATAACTTGTCTCCCAATCTTTTCTGGAGACTCTATCTTTTTTATAATCGTCAAGCAATCTGTTAGAAATTCTCTTAAGAACTTCATCAGACATATCTTCAGCGATGTTTTTAAAAAAATCATCCACTGCATCTGCTACATCAGAAATTGATGGAGTTTCTTCTGTTTCTAGCTCAACATCAACTTCTTCTGTCTCAGGAGTTTCATTCTCCTCAACAATTGCTTTTTCGATTTCAGCCATTAGTAAAGTTTAGTAGGTTTCATTCTCATAGCCATTCCACCGCCACGAGCTTTTACCATTTTTCCTTTACTTAAAAAAGGTTCTTTAAATCTGAAACCAAAGATACCAGGCGTTTTTTTACTTATACCTTCTCTTGTCACTGGAATTGTTTTTGCTCTTTTTTTTCTCAATGCTTCAGTATAAGCTGCCTTATCTTTAAATATTTCTGTGCCTTTTTGAATTGATCCATCTGGTCTTCTTACTATAGATTTAAGGTTTCCTATTGGCACTGCTTTTTTAGTTACTGCTTCTTTTGCTCTCACTAAAGGAAGAGGTTTAGCTTTCATACCAGCTTTTCTAGCTTTTGCGGCTGTTTCATAAACACCTGATTTTCCTATAGGTGATTTAGATAACAAACCTAATTTAGATGCACCCGCTAATCCTACCATAGCAGCTAACATCCTATTTCGTCTTCTTGATTTTTTTGACATGTCTGTTCTCCTAATAATATATATATTTACGTTGCTTATAACGCTCTAGCTCATCCTCGTCAGAATAAGTAGTTATAAACGAACCTTGTCGGTATCTTAACATAGCTTGTGTCGTGCTGTCTACATAATCATCGTGCTCTCCATGAGGGAATGCTGCACATTCCTCTATGACTTCTTCTGCCCAATGCTCGTCTCTTGGATAATAAACTTGTCCAGATTCGAATATTGGAGCACAGGCATTTACTCTAGAATGTTTATCTTGTCCCCGTCCTGGTGTGTAATCCATAACAGGAATACCCATCTTTCTAAATTCTTGTAATAAACTTTGTCCACTAGCTTTTGCTTCAATGATAACTGTTTCTGGTTGCCAGTATTTATATTGATCTAAGGCTACCATTTTTAATTCTGGAAAATCATATTTACCTTTTATGGCATCAATTAAAATTATAGCATCAGGCCCAGATTCGTGAGGCGTGAATATTCCCCATGTGGTAATAGCAGAATAATCCGCTGTTGTTTTTTTACTAAAAGCTGTGTCGTATGATTGTATGACATGTTTTAATGTGGGAAGATCCTTGGTCCACGGCCT